CTACAAGCTGAGAATAGTGAGCTTAGCTTGGGCCTCGACGAATCTATTCGAGAAACCGAGGAAAGGCTATCGACTTTACATGATAAACGCCAGGCCCTTATGCTCGGAGGTCAAGATAGGCAGACAACTCTCTCCAACGTCCGCAAAAGGATCAAGTTTTTCCAAGAGAATGAGGCATGTTCCGTATGCGAGCAAGCCATCACAGACTCGCATAAACATGTCATTCTATCAGCTGCGGAGCAAGAAGCCAATACCCTACAATCCGAATGCCGTAAGATCGGTACGGAGGGGACCGCGGTGGAAAAAGCGATTAGTGAGACCGGCGACGTACTTCGAACGCTTCGATCTAAAGTATCTCAACTCTCTGAGAACAACGCACAGATCTCGACGCACCAATCGAATATCAAGTCATATCAAGACTACTTAAACAAAGAAGTCTCGGCTGATCTTAATTTGGCCGAGGCTGATCTATCTTCTATCCAAACAGATAGAAATAATTTGCTTGAAGAAAAGTTTAAAGTTTCAGAAGAATATTCTTACAATGCTGTCATGGCAGAAATGCTCAAGGATACTGGAATCAAAACAAAAATCATCAAGCAATATTTGCCGGTTATCAATAAACTGGTAAATCAATACTTACAAGTTTTAGATTTCTTTGTCCACTTTGATCTAGATGAAAGCTTCAACGAAACAATTCGTTCTCGTCATAGAGATGAGTTTACGTATGATTCTTTTTCTGAAGGTGAAAAGCAAAGGATCGACTTGGCTCTTCTGTTTACATGGAGGCAGGTTGCTAAAATGAAAAACAGCGTGGCTACAAATCTTCTTATCTTGGATGAAACGTTTGACTCATCCTTGGACCATGATGGTGTTGAAAATCTACTTAAGATTCTTAACACACTCAGCGATGATACAAACATCTTTGTTATCTCGCACAAAGGAGAAATCCTTGATGGAAAGTTCAATAGCAAAATTGAATTTAAGAAAGAAAAAAACTTCAGTAAGATTGCAGCTTAGTGGTTTACATTCTTGTGAAACTGATATATAATAACTACATAATGAAAACGGAGTTATATGATGGAATTGAATGAAGGTACTCTCCAAGTACTAAAGAATTTTTCTGGTATTAACCAGAATCTTCTAATTCGTTCTGGTAATACTATCAAAACTATTTCGGAAGCTCGTAACGTGCTGGCAACAGCAATTGTTGATCAAGAGTTTCCTAATGATTTTGGTATCTACGACCTTAACGAATTTATCAGTGTTCTATCTCTGGTTGACACACCTCGTCTTAAATTTGAAGATGAGTATGTTAACATTGGAGATTCCACTGGTAGATCAAAAGTCAAATACTTCTTCTCCTCTGAAGAAACTTTGACGACACCTCAGAAAGACATTAACATGCCTGAAGCCGATGTGGCTTTTGCGTTGGATAATGATACTTTGAATAAGCTTAAGCGCGCAGCTTCTGCACTTGGTCATAGTGAAGTTTCCATCTCGGGCAAAGACGGCGTGTTAAGTCTTTCTGTCGTGGATAGCCAGAACTCAACATCCAATACGTTCTCGATTGACGTGGATGGCGAGTTTAAACCGGATGCTGTATTTAACTTTGTGCTTAACATTGGCAATCTTAAGATTCTGCCTGGAGACTACGAAGTTCAAATCTCATCTAAACTCATTACGCAATTCAAACATAAAGAGTTGAACGTTCGCTATTGGATTGCGCTAGAAAAATCATCAACTTTTGGAGTATGACATGTCAGAAGAAATCATGCAGCAACTTGAAGATCTTGCAAACAAATCTTCCCGCAGTACGATTGCAGTGATTGATGCTATGACTCAACGTGGTGGATTTAAAGGCGAAGAGCTTTCTACCATCGGTGGTCTTAGAGATCAATGCATTCAAATCGTGCAGATTTGTGAGCAGCTTCAGCAAGAAGCAGCAATGGCAGACGAAGAAGAATAAACTATTTACAATCGTGACTAATTGTGATATAATTATTTTTGTTATGGAGATTGTAAATGTCAAACGACTTCTTGTGGGTCGAGAAATATCGACCGCGCCGTATTGCTGAGACTATCCTACCAGATAGTCTCAAGCAAGTTTTTCAAAAAATCGTGGATGGTGGGGAGTTACCTAATATGCTCCTCACCGGCACAGCTGGTCTAGGCAAAACAACAGTTGCACGTGCAATGTGCGATGAGTTGAGCCTAGACTATATTGTTATCAATGGTTCTGAAGAAGGTAACATTGATACGCTACGTGGCAAAATCAAACAGTTTGCCAGTTCTGTCTCGTTACAAGGTGGATACAAAGTTGTTATCCTTGATGAGGCTGATTACCTAAATCCTCAATCTACACAGCCGGCTCTTCGTGGTTTTATCGAAGAGTTTGCAAATAACTGTAGGTTTATTCTTACTTGTAATTTTAAGAATCGTATTATTGAACCACTTCATTCTCGTTGTGGTGTGTATGAATTCAACACAAGTAAAAAAGATCTTGCGCCACTCGCTGCGCAGTTTATGAAACGTTGCCAACATGTTCTTGAAGAAGAAGGCGTAGGCTATGATCAAATGGCAGTTGCTGATTTGATTATGAAGTATGCGCCTGATTGGAGGAGAGTACTTAATGAGCTTCAAAGATATTCTGTCACAGGTCATATTAGTGATGCAGTGGTTAATCGTAATCGCAGCGACAATTTTTCTGATCTATTTGCACATCTAAAAGGTAAAGACTTTAAGAAGATGCGGCAATGGGTTGCTAACAATATTGACACCGATGCCTCAGCTATTTTCAGAGGTATATATGATAGAATGCTGGATAATATTCAACCGCATTCAATTCCACAACTAGTTCTTATTCTTGCAGACTATCAATACAAGAATGCTTTTGTTGCTGATCACGAACTAAATGTGGTAGCGTGTATGACTGAGATCATGGCAAACGTGGAGTTTACATAATGAGAATTGAAGAAGACGTAAAATTAGATTATAGTGACGTGCTTTTCAGGCCTAAGAGATCCACACTTGTTTCTAGAAAAGATGTGGATCTAGATCGTCACTATGAATTTGCTAATGGAGAAAAATTTTATAACATCCCAATCATGGCTGCCAACATGGATGGTGTTGGCACATTTGAAATGGCGGATGCTTTAGCTAAGCTAGGCTTATTTACATGCCTACTTAAATCTTATCCCGTTGCGCAATATGTAGATTTCTTTGACACAGATGACAAATGGATAGAAGTACATAAGCTCAATAGGCAACACTGCACTGCGTATACTATGGGAATCAGTGATGAAGATCATCAAAAGTTTCGTATGGTATATGAACAAGCACCACAAATCAAATATGTCTGCATCGATGTGGCAAATGGATATACACAAAGATTTGCTGAGTTTGTAAAACAATTCAGAGATCTTTATCCAAAGATTGTTATTATTGCCGGCAATGTTTGTACAGCAGACGCAACTCAAGAATTAATTTTAAATGGAGCAGACATTGTTAAAGTTGGTATCGGTCCAGGATCTGTTTGCACTACGCGTATCCAAACGGGTGTTGGCTATCCTCAGCTTAGTGCTGTTATCGAGTGTGCTGATGCAGCGCATGGCCTCGGAGGTTTTATTATTGCTGATGGCGGTTGCAACTCTGCCGGTGATGTCGCTAAAGCATTTGGCGCTGGGGCTGACTTCGTTATGCTTGGTGGCATGCTTGCTGGTCACGATGAGGGAGGTGGAGAAGTAATTACAAAGTACTTCTCGACTGGTGAACAATGGTTTGATAAAAGCAATGAGTCATATAGTCCAGTTATAACAAATCAAAAGTTTGTGCAGTTTTATGGTATGAGCTCAGACACAGCAAATCAAAAACATTTTGGCGGCTTGAAAAATTACCGATCTTCAGAAGGTCGCGATGTTCAAGTCCCATATCGAGGTAGTATAAATAGAACTGTACAAGATATCCTTGGTGGACTGCGTTCAACTTGTACATATGTCGGTGCGGCTGGTCTTAAACAACTAAGCAAATGCACAACCTTTATTCGTTGTAATGATACTCATAATCGAGTCTTTGAAAAATGAATCCATTTGATTTTGTAAATGCAATCAACTATGATAAACAAGATATCATGGTTGATGACATCACAGAAAAACAATACGTTCCATTCATGGTTAATCGAAGCTTGTCTTATTTTCAAGACACAGTGCTGATGGCTAATGAGATGAATCT